ATCCTCGGAGGCGGACCAGCAGGAAGACCAGGAGGCGGACCAGACGGCGCACCCATCAATCCCGGAGGCGGAAGCGGCCCCGCACCAGCACCAGGAGGCGGGCCACCTGCGCCTCCAACCGGGACAGGAACTGGGACAGGCTTCGGCACAGCAATCGCTGGAGGCGGCGGACGAAGGCCACCGCCACGATTGCCGCGCTTTCCGCTGCGACCGCCGTTGGCAATGATGATATTCGTGGTGGAATGCCCCTTCGGCTTGGCCTTCGGTGCACCACTCACAGACCCACCAGACGCAAACTTGGCGGGCTGATCGGCGCGCTTCCTGCTGGAGCCGCCCGAGATGGTCATCGGGGTCGAGGACCCAGCACCCTTACCTGGATAGCTGGTTTTCTTGTACATCGAGCTGGAGCCAAAGCTCTTGCCCGCTTTCGCGCCCAGCGCGCTCAGACGACGCTTCTGGGATGCTTTCGCCTGTGAAGCATAAGGATGCGCCATCTGTGTCTCCTCTTAGATAATCCGCCCCGAAGGACGTTGTGGTTGCGGCGTTTGCGGTACTTGCGGCTGTGCGATCATCTGCGGCCACTGCCGCACGAACTGTTCCGCGACCGGCGTAGCGAGAGGATGAATCAGCGCGCCTTCCGCCAGATTCATCTGCTCCTGCGCCATCTTCGCGGCCTCGATCTTCTCCCGCGACTGGCGCTCCTCGCGGTTGTTGGTCAGCTTCATGTACTCCTGAAGCATGTCCATCTTCTCTTTGAGGAGCTCTAACTGAGCCTTCGTCTGAGAATCCAACTGCTTCTGCACCAGCTCCTTGGTCTTGAGCTGGATTTCAGCCATGTCCTTCATGATCTTGGGGTCCATCCCCTGCTGCTTCTCTTCAGCAAATAGGTCATCGATGTTGCCCAATCCAACCATGGTGGACACCCGGCGCGCGACCGCCTTGGAGTCGTAATCGTCGGGCTTCAAGGTTGCCAATTGCACCAGCGCGACCGCTTTCATCACCCGGATCGTGTGTGACGGCGTGTTGGGATCGGCCTGCGGGGAAAGATTACAGGTCTTCAGCGCCCGCACGAGGTCCTGCTTCTGCCACTCACGCTCAATCGAGGGATCAGAGCAAATCAGCGCGTCCGGGTCCTCGATGAAGAGATCGCGGAGAAGACTGAACTCCTCCGCCTGGGCGATGTGCATCCCTTTGTGGACGGAATCCAGGACTTTCACCGCCTGATCCAGCATCGCCAGCGTCGTCCCGACAGGCACATCGGCGCGGCCTTCGCCCACCATGAGCTCCGGCGTGCCGCCGACACGTCTGGCTTCCTCTTCGATGTGCTGAGTGACCGTGATCAGCCCCGTGGTCACGTCTTTATACGGCAGCGGCATCACGTTCTGGCCAATGGGCTGGCCGCCCGTGTTGATTTTCACCCCGGAACCCAGCCCCACGCGGAAACTCATGGTGTCCTGGCGACCGACTGTCTCGGAATAAAGAAACCCTGGCCAGGAGCTGAACGCTGCACTGTCCAGGGCCAGTCGCCACGCAGTGGTCGCCGCTGCCGTGGCGTTACCCATGATGTTAAGAAGCCCAATACCGTAGAAGCCTAGCCCCTCCACGAAGGGGTACTTCACGATGGGCATCCGAACGAGATAGCGGTCATCGTCTCGCCGCCAGTTCCGGCGCACCTCAAGGACGGTCTGAGAGTCTTTGTCGATGGTGACACGATAGGGAAGAGGAAGACCCGTGATCTTGCCCTTCTCCTTGTGCTCGAACCCGGCAATGTCCAGCTCGCAGTAACACTCGTAGATCGTGTGCTTGTAGTCGTCCGGACGTGTTGAATAAACGCTCAGCCCAGCGACATCTTTCTCCGCGCGCTCCACCTCGTCCGGATCGGGCGCAGCCGGAGACATAATATCCATGTCGAGATACGTCCCGGCGAGCTGCATCCGCCGCAACCAGGACTGCCGCATCGGTATCCGGTGCGTGACCCTGCCGCACTCTGTGAGTGAAACCTCGTTGTCCGAGACGATGATATCGTCCGCATCCACAGACTTTGACACCGGACGGCGTCGAATAGGACAACGGTAGACCTTCTTGAAGCCGCAGCCGCCAAAGCCCTGCATGAAGAACATGCGGTTGGTGTCGGGATAGTATTCCTTGTCCACCACCGTGAGATAACGGTTGAACAGGCTCTCCAGAACCTCCGCCAAAACATCACTATCGTCCTTTGCCCCAGACTGCTTGAGTAGAGCCTGATGCGCAGGAGTCCTGATAGGCGTGGTGTTGTTGATCTTGCACGGCCCGCCCGCCGGAAGGAGTTCACCTCGGGCGTTGGCCTGGAACCGCATCACGGCATCCAGCATGATGGGCGAACGGATCGTGGCTTGGCCCTCGACCGCCGTGTCGGCGTCCGCAGAGGGCGATCTGGGATTTTCTACTTTAAGGGCTAAGTGCTTGATCCCAGCGGCTCTTCGATCAATCCAGTCTTGTCTCGACTGCAAATCAGCGTCGATACCATTAAGCAGCTCGTCGCAGATGCGACCCAGCTCGTTGATGTCGATGTATTCGGCTAAATTCGCGTCGTGAACCTTGGCTCCGGCGGGGTCCTTGTTCTGATGCTTGCGGCCATCCAGCCGAATGATCAGCGAGCCATCGGCTTGCTCAATGCCAATGTTTTCAGGCGGCTTGTCGGCATCCTCTTGAATGACAACAGTGATCGCCTCTTGCTCGGGAGCCTGGGGGGATGATCCTGGAAGCGGGTCGTCAAGATTCCGGTAGTGCTCGGTTGGAGTAGCGCCCCCACCGTTGCCATTCAGCCCGCCGCCATTGATAGCAGCCATATGATGTGGCTCCAGAATCGGGAGCCACTATACAGCCGATTTTCAGTCGAGGTCCAGAATACGCCCGTTTACGGCTGGCACCGTCACGGTTTCTCCCCCGTCAGGCACATCGATCACCCGGCTCTGCCGCAAATCCACGTCTTGCGTGAACTGGGTCAGCAGCTCGGCGCTCTGCTGCGAGGGGGGCAAAGGAAGCGAGCCCTTGCTGGCGCACACATCGAACTCCGCCTTGTACAGATTGTCTTCTGTCGCCTTGCGTGTGGCGATAAACGCAAGCGCCAGCTCCCGCACCTCCGGGCTTCCCTCCCTGACCCACTTAGCCAAGCGCCGGGTAGAGTGCCTGCTGCGTGGCAACATATTTGTTCTCATTGATCAGATCGAGCTCGTCCTCATCAGGAAGAGTGATAAGCCCAATCGTGCGCAGATGGATCAGCGCCTGTGTCATGGCATCGGCCCTGTCATCGCGCTGGCCCTTGGGTAGTTCCGCTAGCTCCGTGATGGTCGCTTCCGCCCAGTCTTTGAAGAGGTACTCGCCGTTGCCGCTGTCTTCCGCTGGCGCGTAGATAAGTCCGCATTCAAACAGATTCTGTACGGAATATGCCCTTGCCACCTTGTCCCCTTCCGGAGTGAGGAGCTGGACCCCAAAATCAGCGCGGTCCTTGGTTTTCGGGTTTTGCGCGAGCCTTTCACTGATGTTCATCCCACGCCGCCGCAATTCCTGGGCGAGAGGAATGCCTGACGCTTTGTCTTCGATCAGCACCCGGTTGACGACGAACTTGCGGCAGGTTTCCTCGATTTTCTTGATCAAATCGTAGAACTCCAGCCGCTCGGCCCACGACCACATGGTCATGACGCGGCGGTTTTCCCACTGGTCGCGGCAGATGCCTAGAACGACGCCCGCTGACGGATCGTTCTGCTTCTTCTCGGTCTGCGCCGTGTCTATCGAGAGGACCGTATAGCTCATCACCGGAAATTTCGGCCACGGGACACCAAAACGTGGACACACCTCCGCTGTATAAGGCCTCCAGTGCTCCCGCTTGATGATCCCGCCGCCACGCGGGGCAGGCCGTTGCTGGTACTGCCCCGCATAGGCAAACGAGCCCTTCTCGATCTCGATTTTCGCGACTGCTTCGGGTGAGAATCTCTCTGGCCACGCTAAGTCTCCGTCCTCCGTGCGCGGGTCCGCCCACCCTATGGTGTTGTACGGCTCGCGCCCTGCTTCAAACTCCATCGGCACCATCAAATGACAGTAGAGCCATCCTTGTTCGAGGATGAATCCCGAAATATCAAGCTGATGAACACGCTGCATGATGATGATGATGGCTGAATCATCAAGGTTGTTAAGCCGGTCGGTGATCGTCTCACGAAACCAGCGAACGGTGTCTGTTCTGACAATATCTGACTCGGATTTGTGGACGTCATGAGGGTCATCAATAACGACCCTGTCACCTCTTTCGCCGGTTCCAATGCCTTTAACTGACGACGCGAACTTGGACCCGGTTTTGTTATTGGTGATTTTGATCTCGCCCTCTTTTTCGAGCGAGAACCTTTCTCCCCAGAGTTCCTTGAACCGCTCGCAAGTAACGAGCTTCTTGAACTTGACATTGTCACGCTCCGTCAGACCACTGGAGTAGGAAAAGCTCACGTATCTGGTGTGCGGCATGTTCATCGCCCCCCACTCCCAGGCGGGCCAGAACACGTTAACCATCAGTGATTTCATCGATCCGGGCGGAACATTAATTAATAATCGGGTGATCTTCCCAAACGTAACAGCCTCAAGATGCTCGCATATCGCATAGAGCACCCAGCCCTCGACCATCTTTGTCTCGGGCTCAAGAATGCTCCAGAAATACCTAACGAAGTCGATAAGCCCACCAGGACGGGACTGGCGCTTGCGCTCCTTACGAAGAAGCAATTCCTCCTGCATGGCCCGGAGCACATCGGGTGCCAGCTCCGGCGCTATCTCGGGAACCTCAGCTTCTGCAGCCCCCGCAACCTCTTCAGTCATAATTTAGGCACCTCGTAAGTCAGCTCCTCCAACATCGCCTCGATGTCGGGACCAACTCCAGTATTGACGATCAGACCAACAACCTCGCTCTTTCCGTTAGCAGTCTCGTGAAGGATTGCCCCCTTCACCTGACACGGCTGGCCCCTGTACTCCCAACGGCAACCAAAGTTGGGATCAGTCATTGCTCCAGCACTCCGCCCTTCTCCCTGATCCACGCCAGCATCTCCTGCTGAGCCTCCGCAGCCGTCGCAAAGCCCTCCCGGCTCACGTTCCACTTGCCATCCGCCTTGCGAGTGAGCCGAATATGGTAGCGCCCGGTTTGAGGATGCCGCACCACTTGGCACTCGGCCTGCTCAGTGTCGGTCATGATTTCTTCTTCTTCACATACCCCCAGTCCTTGATCTGATGATCGCGCACCAGCTTGACGTACCACTCCGGACGGCGCGCGAAAGAGGCCAGCCGAAGAGGACTAAGCGCGCGGCGAGCCGTCTGCGTCCCTGGTGATCGCAACATTCACCCACATCCCGATCTCGCGCAGCTTGCGCATAACATAGGTCTTGTCCGGTCCTTCCGGCATGAGTTGATGCAGAACGGCAGCATACGCGGATGCCGCCTCTCGGGCATGTAACATGTCGTGCATCTGGTTTTCGGTCGGCTTGAGATACTCGAACGTCTCGGGATGCAGCGGCATCAGACCGATTCCTTGCGCTTGATCTTATCCAGGAGGGTCATCCGCGCCCAGGACGAAAGCTGCAGCCCCCTGCGATCAGCATCACGCTCGAAAAGCTCACGCTCCTCATCGGTCAGCCGCACCACCATAATATGATGGCGCAGCACCTTGGCCGTGCTCCGCGTCTTGCGCTTCTCCATGCTTGCCAGACTAGCAACCCCGTATTACAAATGTCAACATGGAGAGTATCAAAGAACTGGAGCAGGAGCTGCGCCGCGTCAAGGAAGACGCCGCCCTGGTCGTCCACGCCCTAACCTGTTCCATCCAGCTCATCGATGCCCTGATCGCCTATATGCCGGAAGGAAGCCCCATGAGCCCCAGTGTCGGCACCTGCAAGGGTGCCCTCGATCAGGCCATGATGGCCATCCGCCGAAGGACGGAACGATGAACATCCGACAATACGACTGGTTCTGGTTTTCGGTGTGGCTGGTGATCATTTCCGCCGCGCTCTTCTTTGCCCTGGGTGGAAGACCATGACCGATCTCGATTGGGCGTTAGGAGATTTACAGGCCGAGATCGACCAACTACGCATGCAGCTCGCAGATCACGGCGAGACAATCACCCGGTTGGAAACCGAGATCGAGCGGCTGCGGGCGGCGCATCAAGAAATCAGAGAGTTGGGGAACAACAAGATCGTCAGCGGAGAGGGGCTGTTCATGCGCGCCTTGCTGATCGCCCGCCGCGCCCTGGAGCCCAAGCCATGACCGACCTTGTCGAGCGGATACGCTTCATGCGCTATCGTGGACGCGATGAGTACCTGAACCAGAAGCGCGATATTTTGGACGAGGCCGCCGCCGAGATCGAGCGGCTGCGGGCGCTTCTGAAAGAGGGCCTATCTGCCGCTCACATGGACGACTGGAAACAGCGCGTTGCCGCCGCCCTGGAGCCAAAGCCATGAGCGAGCGTGACCCGTTCGATGCTGAACTTGAGGAGTTGCGCGGGTCGAAGGCGGCGCTGCAGACCGAGATCGACCGGCTACGATCCTTGTGCGACTCGATCAGTGATGATGCCGAGCGTCATCTCAAGGAGATCGAGCGATTACGGGAAATCCTGGATGGCACCGAGCGGCGCGAGGCGGAATATCTGGCGCTGATCGAGAAGAAGCACGAGCAGATTGAGCGGCTTCTGATAGAGCGCAACGAGCGGTTCAAGCTATTGCAAGAGCGCAACGACGAGATCGAGCGGCTCTCCCGCGAGAACGAGCGGCTGGAACACAACCAGATCACCGCCTCACACACTGCGATTGCACAGGCCGCCGCCATTCAGGCCCAGCACGCCAGTGCCAGCATGCGAGAGGCCGATGCCCAGATGCAGCGCGCCGACGCCCTTGACGCGAAGTGTACCCAGTTCACCGAGGCGCTTCTCAAAGCGATGACACTGATCGATGAGCTGCTACGGGAAAACGTCAGACTCTGCAGCGCATCCAACGAGCCGCCCAACGTCAAACTCTTCACCGCGAAAAACTTGTTCGATGCCGCGATGCACAAGCTGCTAGGCGAGGGCGACTGACCCCATCGCCAGGAAATACTCGCCCGCCGCCTTGTCACCCTTCTTGCCCTGCTTGACGTTCTGCCGGTCCTGCGCCTGACCCATCGGCGTGATCACCATCAAATGACAATGCTCAGCGTCCGCCCTGGCCGCAATGATCGCCGCCAGCGGATCAGGATTGCTCCCGTTCCAGTACCAAACCACGGTGCCAACCGGCATGGCTTCCGCTGCCGCCACATATTTTTTGTCTTCGAGGTAGGCGTCTTCCTTGATGACGTCTTGCTTCTTGAGGTCGAGCTCGTCCTCGTCGTCCTCATGCACCTTGCCCAGAACGTGCTCCGAAATATGCGTCGGGACATGCACTCCGCGCGAGAGCGTCACACTCTTCTTCGCCATCCTCACCTCCTCATGTTGCCGCTTCTTCCTTGGTGCCTTCCTTGGGGCCTTCCTTGTCTTGGAGCCCCTTGATCTTCTTGACCAACGCCCAGCGCGCCGCCGCACTGACTCCGGGATGCTCAGCCAACCGCCGAAGAGTCCTTCCGTTCCCGCCTTGCTCCAGCAGGTTCGCCGCCTCGATCTCCAACAGGTCCTTCAAACCCTGGCTGGCTTCATCCCAGCCCATCGTCAAAAAAGTCTTCCGATCAGAGGTGCAAAACGCATAGACCAGAAACTCAGCCTTCTCCCCAATCACCTTCCTGATCAGCGCACGGTTCTCCGCCGTCGCCTCCAAACACTGATGCCGAAAGGTCCTCGTCCCATACACAGAGTGAAAGAGTCCTGCGAGACAGAGATAGTCCTCAGCGCCCCACGCTTCGAGAAGATCATGCGTGCCCTTCAAATGCGTGTAGAGATTCCGCCCGGAATGCCCAACAGAGTCAGCGCCCAGACAGAGCTTCAGCGCCACCTCATGCTCAGGCCTGATCATCTCAGTGAACCAACCACCAAATCAACGTCGCCGCCGCATACGCACTCGAAAGATAAAACACCGCACCCGCAGGCGTGAATAACCAGGACCGGAAAGTCATTGGTCTTCCGAAGCCTCTTCCGCCGTGCGCGTGGACTCAGGCCCTTCCGTTTTGAACATTAATGTAATACGAAGGACGGGGCAAGTGCGAGACAGGCCGCGCGCCACATGAGGAGTGGTGCCTGGGAAACAACAGAGTCTGCCGGGTCGGGGATAGCTCACCCCAACAATCTCGTCCTTCGCCTTGTTGAAAAAAACCGTCTCCCCACCCCAGTTGGGCGACCACTCCTTGTGCGGGTAGTACACAGAGGTGAACGAGCTATCCACCACACTGTCGGTGTGGATCATCCCATCGTTCCCATACTGCAACCCGTTCGCATAACACCTAACCAGCGTGTGACCCTTGAGCAAAAGCGTCTTTACGTCTTCCCAGAAACACCAAACCAACGGCGCGCGCCGCTTCAACTCCTCCTCACAATCCTCCCCACGATCCTTGATCGTCCCGTCAGGCCGCTTGCGATCACTCTTCCGGAAACCCGCAAAATGCTTGTGCCAAAACCGAAACCCGTTGCTCTTGGTGTGGCTCTGCCACCCCCACTCCCACCCAGGCCGATCAAGAAAATCGAACAACTCCTCCCGCCTCTCATCAGGCAGGAAATCATCGTAAAACCACAACGGTGAAGAATTGGACCCCTGAACCATGATCTTTCAACCCAGCCCCTGGCTCTGCCTCGGCTTCCTCCTGATCATGGGCGAAGGCTGGCGCATGATCATCGTCCCCGGAGTAGACCACCCATGAAAGCCCCCATCTGCCGACTCTGCAACCAACCCCACTATGCCCACGAACCCCACCAGTTCACCAACCCCTTCAAACCAGCAACCGGCTGGAAACAGCAAGTCGCCCCAGAACACGTCCGCCGCAACGCACCAAAAAGGAAACCAACATGGGAACGCTCACCTCAACCCTCATCATCCTCTGGATCATCGCCATCCCCGCCTGCCTCCTCCTCATCGTCACAACCCTCGTCCTCACCCGCGAATATCAAAACCCCGGACCCCGCCTGCCCGAAATGCGCTCTCCTCCAATTGCGAATAACCCAACTGGAAGCCCTGCTGACCAAAGCTGAAGCCGGAGTCGTTACGAAAAAACAACCCCGTAACGTGACGGAGTTATCCACCAAAAACTCCGTAACCGTTACGAGGAAACGTGGCCCTAAACCCGGAAACCCCGTAACAGCCGCCGAACGCATGCGGAAATACCGAGCCAAAAACAAGCCAAAACCGGATTAGCAACAATATCAGTTACTTAAGGGGGTCGAGTGAAAAAAATGGCAGCATATGTTTGGGGGGTCTTGATAAAAAAGAGATTTCCCAGCCGGGGGGGTGGGGGGGGTCCCCGGTGGGGGTGGGGTGGCGTGGTGCGTGCCGCTGCCGTGCCGCGCGGGGCGGATACACCGTCCGCCACACACCATTGATACGACACGCTAATCCGACGCGGTTGGCTCTGTGCCCATGCTCACGCCCATACTGCGGCCACGCTTACGGCGCACCGCAGGGACCTTTGGACCTTCCGACTCTTCCACCTTCCCCTCGATGACCTTGGCATCGTCCCCAGCTCCGGCGCGCTTCGCGAGCATCGCCTGGATCGCTTCGATGCCCGCTTCGAGCTGCTCATCCGACATCTGCTTAAGGCCGCCGGTATGCGTTACCTCAAGTTCGCGAGGAACCAGAAGCACGAGCAATTTCAGGAAGATCGCTGGCGATTGCTTCATCACCCTGTCGATGGCCTGACGCCCTCCGTCGCGGAAGGCGCGATGCATCTCCCGGATGGTGTCAGCGTTCAGGTCACGGCGTGCACGAGACGCACTGCCTCCAGGATTGCCAGACTGCCCCGGTTGGAACGGCTTAAGGTTGGCGATGCTGCGTGCATTCGGTGCCACGGTCCATCTCGCTTGCTGAGAGAGTCGCTGTGGCCTGGATCATGCCCCTATTGCCTGAGTCTTTGCTAGGCCGCGACCTTTGCAATCCGTGCCCTGGATCGCTGGTCAACCTAGCTTGGCGAGCTGCAACCGTAGCAGGAGCTGGGCGAGCTGTGCCGCGTTCT